CCTTTTTGTTGGCCCTCTTGACGTAATAATCTGGAGGCCTCACCAGACTTCATGCCCTCGACAGCATCGTTAGCAAAGTTAGTCTTGGCCTTAGTAAGTTTGGTCAAGAATCCTTTAGTAGAGCCAGTTAAATCGGTTCTATCTGGAGTCCTCTTAATATTTTGCAATACATCATTAATAGAGCCGTAAGTGTCCCCACTGGTAACATTTTGCTTGAATTTACCCAAAGCACCAGGAATCTCACTCACAACCTTAGTTGGACTGATTCCTGTGTCAATGAATTTGCCAGGAGTCTTGGAAAACTTATTCAAGACCTTACCTATACCACCCTCTACATTGCTATTAACAACTTTCTTTAAAGCGGTTATAGGAGTCTGTATCACGTCCCTTATCCCACCTGCGATAGAGGAAAGCATCGAAGCCTTCTGGTAATTACCCAGCTTATCAGCTATGCCAATATTTGGTGGAACGACAGAATCTCTAAATGCAGCAAACTCTCCAGCAACCTTGCTAGACTGCTCTTCTAGGCCCCTTAAAGACTTTCCAGCAGCGTCAATCTGCTCCATAGAGTAGTTTTGAGGCTCGGATAGGGTTCCCTTAACAATACTCATCTCATCCTGAATCTTCTGATCAGCACCGAATAATTCATTCAACTTAGTCTCAATAGATGCCCTTCTTGCAGGATCACTCATAGCCATAACCTCTGGACTGTCTGCCCCAAACTGCTTTTCCAGAGTTTTTACCATACTCTTATAAACCGTACCAGTTTTCATCTCTATAGGCATGTCATTAAATAGAACCTGAGTAGCCCTTAAATTCAAACCATTATTGCTAGCAAACTCTGTCATGGCATTATAGAGATTCGATCTAGCGGCCACGGATGCCTCGTCAGTAAGGCCTGAAAGCCGTTTAGCGGCTTCAAGGGCTGTATAGTAACCTTCAACGTTATTAATGGCTGGTTGCTCAGCATACCTGGTTGCTATCGATGCTTCGTCGCCCATATTGGCCACTCTGGCTGCTCCACGATTTTGAAGGGTCTCTAAATTAGCCGCTTCTTTCTTGGGAAGCTTAGACTTCATCTCTGCGGCATCAGCTGCGCTTTCACGGCTGAGAAGAATATCAGCCTGTCTTGGGGCCTTAACCTCTCCGGTATTTTGAGCTATTGGAATAGATTTCGTCTCCTCTGGAAGAATGCTGGCAAGACCCTGCTGCATATCTGGACTCATTTGTTTCATAGTAGCGCGCGCCCCCTCGACATCTCCAGCGTTCAACTTCTGCTCAAACACCTTCTGGAGTTCGGCATCCGGACGAGATCCTGGGGTATTTTGAAGCTCTCCAAGAGTTTTCTCTGGAGTAGACTGCGCGATGGCTTTAGCGTCTAATTCCCTAGCTACCTGAGAGCTCTCACCATTAGACATTCTTTGAGCCTGCTCAACGGTGATATTTTGTGGGTGAAGATTCTCATAGGGTAAAACTTCTTCATTTAGGTACCTATTAACAACACTAGCTTGAGTCTCCCCAGGATTAGCCTTAAATACTCCCCTTGGAGTTTCTATGCTACCACCGGACATCAAGTGCTCAATATCACCATTTAATGCTCCAGAACTAACTGTAGCTTCGCGAGTTATGGGATTAGTTTTTGCTATAGCCTCAGGGATTCCATTGGTCTGAGGGAACGCCTCATCAGTCACTTTTATAGTCTTGATATTCTTTTGGGGAGTAATAGCGGCTTGAATATCTTCAACAGAAAGTGGAGTTGCCTTTTGCAAAGGAGCGCTTATATCCCTACCGATAGGAAGAATACTAGGCTCCGCTGGTTGAATAGGAGAAAAATCCATATCTTGAGCATTTTTAAATACTCCAGTCATGTCATTCATAGTCCTTTCTCCAGGGATAGCCTCCATGGCCTGAACCTTCTTAAGCTGACTTGCTTCTAGGTTTCTCTGAATAGTGGGAACATCGAGAATTGGATCGGCGCGCAGCATGTCTGAAACCTCATTCGGATATGAGTCGAAAGGAGCAATAGACTGTCCACCGGTTGGACTATCTGTAATTGGAGTCAAGGTCCTTGGAGGTTCACCAATTATTCCATGGCTAGCGACGACCTCATCAATAGGAGCTTTCTCTGGGCGACCAAAGCCAAGAACGCTCTTAGTAGATCCCCAAAGAGTTTTTAGGTTATTAACCAGGCTCTCAGCAAGACTTAGATTACCAAGATTTTTAACTCCGGCAGCCACTCCAGCAGGATTTGCACTGGCTAGATTGGTTGGGATGTCTATAACAGCTTTTGCTAGTGGATTTTCTATTCCCCACGCTCCAGCAACATCAGGAGCATTCGGATCGGTGAAAGCGCTTCCCCATGGGCTATCTTCACCGCGGTAGGCCTTAGCTGGGGCTTCAATAGAGGCTAGGAAAGCGTTCTGAGCGGCTCCTGCCGGTGAAAGGTTCCAAGCACCAGTTAATGAGTCGCCAAGACCGCTAACGATGGTTCCAGCTTTACTCCCACTACCTCGGACAGAATCAGGAGTAAAGGTCTTTACAACCCCCTCAGCAAGAGGCTCGACCACACGATCCTCAGCGTACTTATTAAGAGTGTGCAGAACTGGATTTTCATTAATGAACTTAGCAGACCAGTCAATAGCCTTACCAACGCCACCATCACCCATTGGATTGATCCAATTAGCCGCCTTTTGTAAAAGATTTGGCTCCGGCTGAGGGGCCTGAGTTTTTGGTCCCTCTACTTGAACCTGAGGAGTAATGCGATTTTGAGCCTTTACCAGACTTGAAGAATCTATTGTATTTTGGTTGACCTGAGAAGATGCTTGTGGGGCAATGGAAATATTCTGAGACTGTTGAGGTCTTTGAACAGACACCTCAGGGGAAGTTGAGGACTGAGGAGATTTTATAGCGCTTGTTTGAGACTGTGTATTTTCGCTACTATCTTTTTTGCCGGTCAGCCTATTCCATATACTGGTAAGGAAGTTCATTATGAACGATTAAACTGTTTGTTGTTTCTTGTTAGGAGCAATATAGGCCATAAGACCTGGTAAGGAAGATAGTCCAGTGGCAGGGGTCGAGCTAACCGTTGACCCAGAACTCATAGACTTACTTAAGGATGGAGCCACATATGTGGATGGAGTATAGCTAGGGATGCTAGATGGAGTACTGTTGGTAGCAATTGTTGGGAATAAAGACTTAGCAAGATCTGAATACTTATTAGCCTCACCGGTGTTTCCCATATCGGCGTAATCATTAGAAAGACCAGTATAATAACCTTGCTGACTCTGAGCAATACTAGCTCTGAGAGCATTTTCATTAGCAATTCTAGCATCCTCAGCCTCTTGCTTTCTAGCTTTATTAGCAGCATCAAATTGGCTAAAACTAGTATCTAGACTATCCTGATTTGTCTTAAAGTCAGTATTAGAATTAGCAATGTCCTCATTAGCCTTATTCTGAACAGCGTTATTAGCTAAAGCTATTCCAGACCCACTTAAAGCTCCTAAAGAGGAAAGAAGCCCATATAGCCCCTGACGGCCCTGTGCAGCATTAGTGAGGGCTGACTGCTGATTAGCTAAAAAGTTACTCTTATTGGTAACTGAATTAGAACCATAAACATCATTAGCCTGGCTATACTCATTACTGTATTGGCCCAACAGGTTGGCTATTGCGTCTTTGATTGATTGGAGGCCACCGCTTAGACGTATATTGGTTGCATCAAGTCCGGCAAGGTTTTGAGCAATATCTCGGCTCTTATCAACTGGCTCTGGAGCCTTTGGGGCTACGGTTGCGTTAGGGTTGGTAGGAGCTGGAGGATTAGGAGAACCAAAATTTCTATTGACTTTTTCAGTAGAAGCTCCCTTAACATTTCCAGACTCTGGAACGATAATATTAGCGTTGGGGTTTAGATTATTTGGGTTAGCAGCCTGTTGCAAAGAAGATGAAGATGATCCCTGAAGGGTTGGGGTTGCATCCTGGAGACTGGTTCCAGAACCTCCTTGGAGCATTGATATAAGACTGTTGGCCATGGTAATTAATTAATTGTATGACTTCATTATAATACTTACTACATTGTAGCACAAATTTTGAATATGCAAAAATATCTATATAATAAGTATATAGATAAAACTAATGGAATTACAGTACTGTAGAAAACGGGGCAAAATCTGCTACACGACGGCCACTGAGGCCACTCGTGCACAACGGGGGACGGGACACTGTGGCCTGAATGTTTTTAAATGTCCGATATGCCAGTTCTGGCACCTTGGAAGATCCAGCGGATCATTTAAAGGAGGCCACCCTAAAGGCGACCTTCCAATTATTGATGAAGAAGAAATTTATCAGCTCCCTTTTGCTGAAGGAAAGATAAGACATCTTCAGTCGAGCGTGCAACGCAGACCCAGTGCCCGTTTTTAGTCATCTCATCGTGCCAAATCTTTTGCAGTAACGATAATTTACCAGTTTTTGTCTTTACCTCAACATAAAAGGCTACAGGAACTAAATTAACTGATGGTCGAATTGAGACAAATAAATCGGCGTGTCCAGCGGTGCCATATCCATTAGCGTTATACTTGGTGACATAACACCCCCTGGACTCCAGGTCTTTTTTTATCTTCCTCTGAATGTCCTGCTCACTCATACTTTTTCACGTCTACCTGTACCCTTACCTTACTTTCAACGTTCACTGTGACCTCTTCAACAAGTTTATAAAGTCTTATAACTGTTTTTCCAAACGGTCCAGTTTCCGATAAGATCCATTGATAACCGTCATCCAGGTCAGATCTCTTTAAACCATGCCTATCCAATAACTCATTAACAGCTCCATACCTAGCATCTCGGTCCTGTTTACCCATCTTAGTCATTACATCTTCAAAAGCTCCCATAGTTACTCCTCTTCTATTATGTTGTTAAGTCCTTTTTTGGTTGCGTCTAACCTTTGTCCCCACATTTGAGTCATCCTACTTGGAGCCTCAATCTGGTACACTCCCTTTTCGTTTCTAATCGATCCGGCCGGAGCTATCGACCCAAACTGCATTATATACATATCCTCTCCAACCACCCTGACAGTCTCCACCAGCTTTCCATCCAACTGGTTGAATACTTCATCCAGCGCCTTCATATCTCGGTTCTGGGCCATCTTAAGAAGTCTGGCAGCCACCACCGATGACACCTTAACCGTCTGCTCTGGAGCTTGACCTCGGTTATGTGCAAATGCTTCCCACTGCTCCTGACAATCAATAATCTGCTTAGGCAAACTTCTACTTCTGGTAGCCATTTTTTCCATCGTATCCCTGAAAGATTGGCTCGGCATCTCTTCCTCAACCTCATACTCAGCCATTATCGTAATCTTCTTAGACGGTCCAATCTCAACCTTTTCCAAAGTCTCACCTTCTATTATGTGCGCTACCTCGGTAGCGTTTGGATAGAGGAAATAAATCTTTGGAGTTATGACCTGAATCGGGACCTCCATCTTCCCATCCAACCGATTCAATGAAGTTGTTATAGCCCTTAAGTCCTCCATCGCGGCCGCCCGAATGAGCGCAAATACGATGCTCTGACGGGTGGTGTACTTGGGATCGGACTCAGCCTTAATAAAATCGTACCAATCCCAACCACTTACCTCCTTTAAAAACGCAGCTAATTCTCTTTTGTCCTTGTTCATATTACCATTCACCTAGTGATTCTTGAGCTTCCACAACCACTTCTTCTGACTTTTTAGTGTTCATAAATCCAGGGGCTGTGAAGAAACCGCGCCTACTTATACCAATTTCTCGCATGTCCTTCATCTCAACCGTCTTAACGACGTATCTCTTATCAACAAATCCTCCCAACTTAACAGACCGTCTCTCAAACCCGATGCTCTGGATGGCCCTGCGCATATTATTAACCCCAAGCGGAGTGAACCCCTGATCAGCACACCAATTCTCGTAATCGATTTTTACGCTCTGGAAGCTATCAAACGCAACTATTCCATCATCGAGTAGTGAGCGAGCGTAGTCCTCGGCGTTGTTCGCCTCTCCATCGTACTCCATCTTCGCGTTCTCGGTAATCTTGGAAAACTTATACCGATACTGGCGCTCTTTAATCTCAACCGAAACCCGAAGCATCTCAGAGAGCAGTTGACCTAGGACCTCCGGCGTGAACGTCCTCTCCTCAAATGTGGGATCACCCTCGAACCTATTGTTGAATGGGATGATGAACGTCCTCCTTCTCGCGCTGAACCCCTTGTCGTTGAAGCTGGGGATCTGGTTGGCTGAGAAAATGTGGTGCATGTTTCCGCGAATAGTCATGGCATCCTGGCTGTGGAACTTATGAACCTGAAAGTCCTCATGAGTTCCGATGCTCTTATATATCTGGGTGTCCTCAACTCTACCCTCTGACGACTCTTTAACCACGTTGGCCAGGTACCCATTAAGCATGGGTGTGTCTCGACCATCCGTTAGACCCCGAACCGTCAACGAGCACAACTGATACGGAAACAGCCGGTACAGCGCCTCCATTAAGCTCGACTTTCCGTTGGCCCCATCTCCAACCCACCAAAATACTCCGTAGGGCTTCTTATCCATTAATATCGGAGCCATCGACTGGAGCATGTCCTCGTAGACCCCCATGTCCCCCTTCGCCGCATCCAACAGAAACTTCACCGGCTCCGAAGGCTCAACCGGCAGAACCGGACTCCTCCAAACCACCATACTTATATCCACGTCGTCCACAAAGCGAAGCTCCTTCGCGTCCCAAATCCAATCCCCCAAAAGATAATAGTGATCATAATCAGAGACATCAGGTGCAATATTAATGACGTAGTTGAATACATCAGACGTGGCCGACCTAGACACCCCTCCCACGATCCCATAGAAGAGCTCCTCAAACCGATCCTTCGACAACAGCTTATAGTGCTCAAACCCCCTAGTGGTGGTAAGTATTAGTGGTCTCCCGTGAAACTTCACTATAGTATACTTATTAAATACTGTGATCGCGCGCGCCGTTATCACGGACATATTCTCGGCCTCATCCTGCATCTCCCTGGCTTCTTGCAACGAAGTGGGTCGAACGGTAATCTTTTTAGGCATGGGGAACCTCCCCTAGAAGCCAGCTAATGACCAAGGAAGTCACCCGATAGGGGGCCTCAGTCTTGCCAGACTCCCATAAATAGACAGCCTGGGTAGTGACGTTAAACTCAAGCGCAAACTGACGCACGCTCATACTCCTAAACTCCCTATACTCCCGTATCATTTCAGGCCAATTAACCTTCTGCTCATCCTTAATATGAGAACACGGTTTACATTCTGTCGATTTCATCAAGATGGGCCTTCCACACCTTGGACACGACTTCGTTTTCATACTTTTTAATTACTTTTATAAGGTACATTACAATTATAGTTCTGCCAATTCTAACTTGTCAAGTATGTGTTGCAATGTAATAATATGTAATACCTTTTAACACAAAAAAGACCCTGGGTGGGCCTTCTTTGTTGTTTGAGATCGACTTTTGGTTATCTCAAAACTGAGGTAACGGTGTAGTTAGTAACAGTGCCGGTACATTTAATATACCAACCAGCTGGTACGAACAGGCTTATAACGCCTAGAGCTGAGGACTGACTAGCAGAGACAGTGATTGCGCAAGCGGATGTTGGGCCCATCTCAACCTTCAAAGCAGCTGAAGTGGTGATGTTAATATACACATCAGCGTTTCTATCAGAGTCAATCTGAAGAGCGGTACCAGAAACTACAGTTTCAACCACTGAAGCGCCAGAAGGCTCCCCATAAGCTGAGATATAGCCAGCGTTGTTATTCTGGGCGTTGTAGATAGCCTCTGTTTGTGCATCTGAATTAGCCATAAAAAATTCATTAAACTATTAATATACCATAATTATAACACTCTTTTATATAGTGATGTCAATGTCTTACAATGTAATACTATTATGATTTTTGAAAAAAAATTCCGGAGTTGGACCCATAAGCACATATAACATTTCATCAAACACCACCCCCCCCCTCCAACTGGCCGTTTTTGCCTTCCATTTAAGCGCATTTGTACGCTCATTTTGCCAAGCATAAATACACTAACTATCATTTGTAATACATATATATGCGCTTTACTCTGGACGCTGAAAATCTATAATGTCCTATAAATATATATTGTAAGAAGTTATAATGTGATTTGACTCAAAAAGGTAGACAATAGAACTGTCTACCTTGTTTTGTTCGGTTTTTTTTGGTAGACAGTTACTAAAAAGTAGACACTTATAAAATGACCTCCAACAGAGTAAGGTAGACAGTACCACTTGCAAACCCATATTATTAAATAAAATAAAACACACATATTTAAAATACAATAAAGATTAATAGTAACTGTCTACTGTCTACCTGTCTACCTTTTGTTCGGGTCGTTTTTCGATCCCAAAACACCCATTTTTACCCAAAAATCTTACATTTAAACCTTATTTGTAATACGATAATATCTAAAGTGCTTGACATTTGTAATACAATGTGAGACAATTTCAATGTCGAAACGAAAGCGAGACAGGAAACACCGGCCACTTCAATATAAGTAAAGCCATGCAACCCTAAGCCAAGTTTTACACTAACTATCGAAAGAAACGAATAAAGAAACGACCAGCAGACCTTTAACAATCTAAGCGTACACCAGGCCACCGGCTAGGAAATAAAAACCACGGGTTCAACGTCTGGAACTAATCGCAAGCTATTTTATATCTAACAATTATAAACTGGCCTACAATCTCATTAATTGAGCTTGTGGCTTATTTATAAGCATAAGCAAACTATATGAACGCAACACAAGGCATGTATGTCGACAAGGTGGAAGCGTGGGAATATTGCGAAAGTCACGGCATTAATGAATTGCCACGCAAGGGCAAAGAGATCGCAACAATCTACGCAAAAACTGACTTTCGATACATTGAAGGCGAAACGCCAGTAATTGGCAAGGACGAGAACGGCTTTTATATTGGCATAATTGAAAGCTAATGAACAAAACAACCATTTTACAAGTAACCTTATTCATTATCTTATGGGTATGGTGTGTGCAAACAATATGTGACTATCTAAACAACTAGGCGGGTAATTTATGAACAAAGCACAAGACTGGAAGGACTACATTTCCAAAGGCAAAAACAAAACAAGTCGACCAATCGCCAACAATACAACGGTGCGACTGGTTGAAGGCGGTGTAGCTATCAAACTACATAACACTGATATTGTAACTATGCTAGACAATGGCAAAACCATTTTATCAAGTGGTGGTTGGAGGACTCACACAACCAAAGAGCGATTGAACGAATACACCAGGTCTGGCATATCGCAAAAATTAGGCGTTTGGTATATGAGGGATAAATCATTATTCTATGACGGAATAGAATTGGATATTAATGGCGATGTGATAAAGCCACAGAATACAGAAAAATATGAGAAGGAGCTAATCAAGATTAAAAAGAGGGCTAAAACATACGCTCATAACTTTGCCCTAGCACTGGAAGCTGGCAAGGTTGATTTTCCATCTGGTGGCGATTGTTGGTATTGTTTAATGCTTCAGGGCGTAAACAACGACAGACACATTATAGACCATATGGACAAAAGTTATTTTGTACCCAGCTTACTGGTGAATGCGGCCAAAGCTTCAGGGTATCAAGATTATCAGATTGGCCTAATGGGAATAGGTAAACAAAAGATGATGTTTAGCGTCAAGGATGTTGAAAGAATTATCTACAAGTATGTAGTTAAAGAACTACAAAAGAACTTATAAGCACTAAACACAAACACTATGAGCCTATACGGAAAAATCGATCGTAAAGAGATTTACGCCTTTGTTGATAACAAAGATTATATTGACAACGCCAAACTATACTTTGGCAACCACCAACCAACCATTTTTCAAACAGGGTGGTATTCAGCGCCAAGCTGGAACTGGAGCTACATTGTGGGAATAGCCGGCATTAAAGGTGAAGGACAATTCTACACGACAGAAGAGGGCTTGACCTATGGAAACGGCGTAGAAGTGGGCACAACACAATACTTCGAAGTTGTAACCCAATTTGGGGGAGTCGTAGCATCTAGACCTATAAACCTATATACAAAATAGCCATGAAACACAACTATAAAAATATTACTTGGCATGTTTTTGCTGATAATGTTGATGACTGGTTTTGTACTCTTAGAGAGGCCAAAGAATGTTACAGAGAACTAAAAGATCAGGGATATTCTAATCGCAGAATATACAAAGAATTTTCAGAGTCAGAAGAGTGTGAAGCAGAGGAGATTTATCATTGTGGGTGTGGTGCGTGGCCGTTATAAACCTAAACACTAAACTAATTATGTACGAAGCAACTATATATTTTGACACATACGAGGACAGTTTTGAAAATGGCGAAATGGACAAGGGGACGAGTTGGGTTGAAAAACTGGAAGGGAAAACCATCGACGAGCTAAAAGAGGCTATTTGTGATATAACATATTGTAAAGCCGGCGATCTGTATTTAGACAATTGCAATGATTACGATTATGCAAACGAGTATTTTGTATCGTATTTAGCAAATGAGCGAAATGAAGGGCTAGCCACAGAAAAAGAGGTCAAGGCCTGGCAAAAGGGGAAATATAGGCTTTGGAGCGTGTGTTGCCATATCCTGGTATCAGAAATTACTAGAAAACCGGCTGAATTATAAGCATAATTAAAGGGGGATATTATGAAAACATTAAAGACTTTGCGTTTCAACCCTGAAGAGGTGGAGGCGCTAGGCGCTATTTTAAGGGACTATATAGAAGTAAAGGAGGATTTAGATATGCCGGAGGTGTTTTTGATCGAAAGACTTATAAGCATAATTAACGCATAATGACCACGGGGCAATTTGAAGCGCTAGAAAACGCAGTAAATGAAAGAAGGGAATATTTAAGACTGAAAGGACAATTCGAGGAGTTGAAGAGACTAAACGAAGCGATCGCTGAAGTTGTAGGCGACAATCTACCATTTTAATTTTTATCTATGAAAAACAACCTAGAAAACGCAATTTATACCGTTATACAAATTATTGTTGTGGCAATTATATTCTATCTATTGATAGGCCTAGCCGTTGCGCAACATGACGCACAAGCCGTTAATATTTCAGCTACTATCGTACCGGCTACACCTATAGGGACAACCCAAAAGGGTGGATTACAAGGGGATTATGTGCCACTACAAGGTGATCACCAGGACTTACAACCGACTTGGGGAGGGGCTAATGGCGGCAATTAAACCCAAAATAGAGCGCTACGTTCCGCATGTGTGCTTGCTCTGTGGGGAAATAGTAAAAAGTATTCCAGAGCACGTGAAGCTTAAGCATGAAAAATATTACCAGCCTAGAAAAAGGAAAGGGTATAAATGAACCTTTACAAATTCCAGGAGGACTATTTAAGGGGACTACCAGATAAATTCATATTTTCAGCAGATACAGGTACCGGCAAAACAATGATGGCTTTAGCGCATTATTTGCATCATGCCTACCCTAAAAAGCTTTTGATCTTGGGACCGGCAGCCAAAATGCGCACAGGAGACTGGCAAACGCATTATGAGCACCAGTTCAGAAACACGGCAGAAGTACACTATTATTCATATGAGAAATTTACTCGTAACCCAACACAGAAAGAATATGCTAGGAGTGGGAACCGTGGAGTGTGGCGCGATTGGTTGACACTTCCACCAGGAAGTTATGCCGTGATCGCAGATGAAGCTCATAAGATGGCCAACCCACAAAGTAATTGTGGGCGAGTCATGCACGAGGTGGCAAAGAGGTCCGGCTTTTTTGTAGGGCTTACAGCTACACCACTTCCTAATGGGTGGATCAGTGCCGCTAATTACTTTAAAATATTCGGATTTATTAAGAATATTACTGAATTTAAAAAGAAGTATTGCAACATCCAGACTTATAAGGGGTTCCCTGAAATTATGGGCTACTATTATGAGGATGAACTAAAGAGGCTCTGGAATAGTATTTCAAAGCCACTAAAGAAAGAGGATGCTATAGATTTACCGGATCTTGTGATTGTGCCGGTAAATATTCCAACTTCACCAGAGTATGTGGAGGTTAGAAAGACTAGAGCTTTTGAGGGGAAGGTGTTGGATAACCCTAGCGCATACCTTCATGCTTTACGCCAATCAACAGTAAGCACAAAAATTCCATGGCTTAATGAGTTTGTGGAAGGAGTAAGCTCGAACGTTGTGATATTTTACAACTATGTATGTGAGCGCGAGGTGATCCTTGCCATGCTTAAAAAGTCCCACAAGGGCAGAGTAGTCTATCGGCAGGATGGCGACAAGCACGAGCTACCGGCCAAAAGCGAGTGGGGAAATATTGAGAGGACAATTACGCTAGCTCAATATCAAAGTGGCTCTACAGGCGTTGAGATGACCTACGCGGACACTATTGTGTTCTTTAGCCCAACATATAGCTATACATTATATCATCAAAGTATTGGTCGGATTGAAAGGATCGGCCAGAAGAGTAAAATGACAGTATATAAACTTTGCCAGCCGGCCACAGTGGAGCGTGATGTTTGGCTTGCGATCAAAGAGAAGAGAGACTTTAGCGAGAAGATGTGGATTAAATCTAACCAGCCCGATTGGGCTAAGGAGTAAATATGGGAGACATGGCAGATGATTATACATGGGGTGGAAGATTTGATAGAACTCCAGATCCTGAGCCATGGATGGACTCAGGAGACTATGAAGTGAAGTCTGATGATGTTGAACCTGTTGATTTTACGAACCTAACTAACGAAGATGAATAGACAACTAAAATTTAGACTTTGGGACAAAACCCAAAATAGAATGATTGACAAAAAATGGTACCCCCTAACTTTTGTCGACAATCATGGGATAATTATACTGAACGATCTTGGACAGCAAAGAGATGGGGTTTTACTTCAATACACTGGCCTCAAAGACAGGAATGGAAAAGAGGTTTATGAATCCGACATAGTAAAATGTACTGAAGGTTGCTCACATCAGATTATTTGGCTAGAAGAAAGAGGGGGTATATTTTGGGGTGGTATGCCAGGGTGGTATTTAAGTGGATTGGATGAAGGATATGCCTGGACTGGTGAAGAAGAAGTCATCGGCAACATCTACGAAAATCCTGAATTACTAACCAACCAAAAATGAGCAAGATTAAAGTTGTACAGATATTTAGCGTACTTTCAGACAGGAAAATGGCAACAATGCTTTTGGACGATAAGGGTAGAGTCTGGGTTCATCTCACTAACGGTGAGGGCGGAGATTGGGGTTTGCTGGATCTACCAGACGAACCACTAACCAAAGAGGAGGAATAGGGTATGAAAACTGCTATTTATATCAACGAAAATCGACAACAGATAATCTTGACCCCTGAAAATGAATGGGAAACTAATATTTGTGAGTCTCTAAGCAAGAAAAGCAAGAATACTAAGATGTATTTTGCCCAGTTTACCGATGTACAGGGAGGCTGGACAATGTTGTCGAGCGAAGGCTATAGGGGAAAAGAAAACGATAGCCTAATGATTGTTTTAGATGATGATAATTTACCCACCCCTAAAAACTAATTATGAATGAAGAACAGGAACAATGGATAAAACTAAAAAATGACGAAAAGAAATGGGTTGAATCCTACGCCAAATCCTATGCTGTTGAGGTGTTGAAGGGGGTATCCATTTATATTACGGGTGAAGAATATGATTCTGAATTTGGGGGAATACTAAATCATATTGACCAGAAAATTAAAGAATTAGAGGCACCAAATGACTGATTTAAGACGGCGGATAGAAGAGGTTATTTACGGTGTCTGGAGGCCAGAAGATAGCGACCCATATGAGAATATTGTTGGGGACATTGAAGACCTCATTAATCAAGAAGTAGAATCTGCGACGAAGGAAGCAGTGCGAGAGTTTGGGGAGAAGGTGAAGAATAATTATGTTGAATTTACCAAACACCAGAATAATCCTGTTTCCGCAGCAGCACAAATTAATTTACTATTAAACGGAATTGACCAACTTTTAGAAGATTATAAGTAACAGGAGATATGACTGAAATACTAATATTTATAGTATCTATCCTAATTTTCTTGGCTATAGGTGAAGTAAGCGTAGTTATTAAAAGAATCAACAACCAGTTATCTTTGATAATTGAATACTTATATAGCGGTAAGCCAGCAGAGCCAATGATAGTCAGCTACCGTGACGGAACGAAGCAAAAATTAGATATAGATAAAGAGCTATGAAACAACCCCGTCGAATATTTAAGCCCTGTATAGACTGTAAGGAGGTGTATGGAGCCTCGTTAGTGTTTGGGAAGTACACCAAGAGATGTAATGAATGTCGGAAGAAAGTGGGGAGTAGGTTGGTGGATTGTGGGAGGGGTGCAAGATGAACGAAATAGAAAAATTAGACCGCAAGAAGAATATTCTGCAATGGATGATAGTATTCTTATTTGGGATGGCACTGGGGTATATCTGGGGAATGTATATCACCCTTGATAACCTAGAAGTTAAGAAGTCCGGACCAACTATTTATTACCCTGAACAGATGCCTAAGATCAGCCCTAAAGCAAGTGATAGTCCCACAATTTATTTTAATTAGAGTTGACAAATATATTAACAATGTATTACAATAACTATGTAAATGTAACAACAAACCATGTCAAAACAAGCAAAAGTGCACTTAGTAAGTGCTCGTGTAAATGAAGATTTATACACCAAGGCCCAAGAGTATGCCGAGTTCGCAGAAGTATCTGTTGGGTATGTGATCCGACAAGCCCTTCAAGAGTATATATGGGCTCACCCACTTAAAAGTGAACCACAAGTAACCAAGAAAGGAAAATAAGATGTCTACAGACATTAAAAATTTAATCGTGAAAGGAAAGCCGGCTGCCCCAAGCAAGTTTATCGTGATCGGCGATCCAATGAGTGGAAAGACCACTCTAGCCTCTAAGGCACCGCGTCCACTGTTCATTTCAACAGATGGCAACGCCGCCAAAGCAGGACTAGATGCAGTCAATGCTGATAGTCTGGGGACTATTAAGCAAGCTATCGAGTACTTTAAGACAGCCGAAGAATACGACACCTTAGTAATAGACACCATCGAAGGAATTGCCGACTTATTTGAAAAAGTGATTGTGGAATCTCATATTCAGGAGACTGGGGTTAAGATTCAGGCAATGACTGATGTGCCATATGGCAAGCTTACAGGACAGTTTAACAAGCGGATCGCAGCCTTCTCGGAGACTCTATGGGGACTTCCAAAGAATGTTGTAATACTTTCTTATACAAAGCGCCAAATTGATGATGTTTCTGGTAGTATAGTATTAAGCTCAGAGCTCAAATCCATCCGCCACTTTACCAAGTTTGCTGATGGCGTGATACTTTGTAGCTATGATGGAGAGCGCTTTGAGAGCCGTGTAGTCAATCGAAGAACCATTATGGCCGGCGAGGTGGAGCTTGGGCCCATTGAGCCCTTCTTGATCGCCGCTGGTTGGGAACTTCCAACCCGTAAGGTTAAAGTAGGATCAGCTAAAAAGAAGTAATTATGCCAAAAGGCAAAGATTTCCCAAGGATAGAGCCCAAGATAAATTGGGACTATATAAAGAAGTGGGTATTCAACCCCAAAAGACCGTTTAAAAAGTTTCATTTAACCAAGAAAGTAACTAAGTAAATATTATGGTACACCCACAAGACATGTCTGGCCATCACTATCTAATTGATAATTTTAAAGATAGTGAAACATTCCAGGAAATAAGATTTTATAAGATGCAGGGAGTTGATACGGCTGAAGTAGACGGAATTACCAGTGAAGAAGTGTTAAAGGTACTCATAGACCGTCTAAATAAGCTAAACGAAGGAAAATTTAGGTGTCGTCAAAATAGCTTAGCTATTATCAAATTGGAAGAGGCCTTATTGTGGTTAAACCACAGAACAGCTGAAAGAGTCGCTCGGGGTGTCGAAGGTACTTTAGAAGTTTTATCATAAGATCATGGATTTCAAACCAGAACACAAAGAAGATGTGAATTACGGAAATTATTTCGACTACGGCGTACATAAAGTAAAAATTATTGGCTTCATGGCCGATAAAACCGATGACGGCAAAGAGTTTATTGAGGTTGGGTTTACCAATTTTGATGGAGACATTGAAGATAAGGCTCGCGTGTGGTTTAGTGGTGATGCTCCAAAGTACAGTTTTAATACTCTGAGAACTATTTTCTTACACAACTGCCCAGAAGATAAGAAAGAAGCTGCTAAGGCCGCTATCGACGCTGTGGCTAATACCGAAAAGTTAGTAGAAATGCTTAACTCTAAACTGGTTGGTAAAGAGATGTGGTTTACCAAATACCAAGATCCTAAGCGAACTTACACGGGTAAGGACGGCGTAACTCGAAAGTCTGTAGATAAGAGTATTTATGGGTATGAGCCCAAATTAAACGAAGATTTAATTCCAAAAAAGACTGATACCGTCGCCGCTGCTAAGGAGGTGTTCCCAGATGCAACTCCAGCCGGTGAAGATGCCCCACCATTCAGGGGTGGTGGATCTCAAGAGTCTGATTGGGCCTAAGAAGTGTGGGGCATTGGACGCATGTAAGTCCCTAACTTCTTTGCCAGGATGACTGAGTGGCCTAAAGTTGAACTGGATAGAATACTATAGCGGGTCCAGATACCCTATGCTGTAGCATCCGTGGGTTCGAATCCCACTCCTGACATAATCCGCAAGGTGATGGCCGAAACAGCCATAAAACTATGAGCAGCACCCACTGCATGTCAGGCTGCGCCCTGACACAAAAATTAACAAACTATTAACTATGCAATATGAAATTTGAATATCTCGATGTGGCTCAGCGATCTCCTGAATGGTTTGGGGTCCGTATGGGTAAGGTGACAGCTTCACGCCTGTCTGACTGGATGGCTGTAAGTGTCGCTAAAGGAAAAGAAGGAACACCACTAAAGGCGCGCTTTGATTATGAGAGAGAATTGTGGTTTGAAAGAAAGTTCGGAGTAAGCTTCAATAACTACGTTTCCGAAGCCATGATGGATGGCCAGGACTTTGAAGATTTTGCTCGCAAGCAATATGAGAACATCAAAGGAGTCAAGGTTGAGAATTGTGGGATCTTCTATAATAACAAGTTTGCCGCAACGCCAGATGGCTTTGTTGGGAAAGATGGACTACTAGAAATCAAGGTTTTGAGAGATAACACCTTCACTGAAGTACTTCTAGGTGGAGTCCCAGAGAAACACTTTAAGCAGATTCAGGGTCAATTATGGGCTTCTGGACGTGAATGGTGTGACTATGTAGCCATAAATCTAAATACCAAAAAGATAGCTATTTGGAGAGTCGCCCCCAATGCAGACCTTCATAAGGAGATTGAAGAATCTCTTAATGCGGAACTGTCGGTAGAGGATGTGCCAACCAATGAAGTGTATGATATTGTCGGGGCACTTCCAGATCGCGCTATGCTAGAAATTGATTCAATAAACACTAAATCAGGAGGAATGGAGCAATGGTAACTTCAATCGACCAAGACGCTAAGAAGGTGGCTTATTTGTGTAAGTGCTACCCAGACAAAAAGCTTCACGAAATAATTGGCATGATAATGATGCCAAACATCGCTAAAGATTGTGCGCTGTGGCAAGCGGAGAGAATGGGCTATGTGTCCATAGATGCTAAAAAGGATAAGATTGAGCTTCTGGCTAAGGAAATTACGCCAGACATGGATGATAATTTAGAGGCTGTGATGAATAGGATCGAGTTTGGGGTCACAAGACAAAATAGTATAGAGCAGGACATTGACGAAGAGATGTTCCTTCAGTGGCTTCAAGGGTATATGCCCCAGGACACCTTAATCGCTATTAATTTGTTAATGGAGCAGGGTGTGATCTCTAATTACAATATCCTAGAAGGAAGGGGTGGCAAGAATGTTTACACCTTCTACACACTTCCAAAGAATGAAGTTAATGAGTGGGGTCGCAAGAATTTCCCCAAGAAAAACGGTTTAGTAGTTAGGCCAAAAAGCAAGCTTACACTGGAATAGGAATTGCAATATTTCATGCGTAGAGATACAATATGTATATGCACATCCTCGCTCGGTCTGGACTAGCGCTAATTATGGCGGTTAGTCCAGCCAACCCAGCGGCTACAAAATTGAGTAGCGCTGAAAACGAAGAGCCGCCCAGTAATACACGCGTTACCGTCCTATCATCGGACCTTAACGTGGACTCACCACACTTTTTAGTGATTACGGTGGGAGAATCTCTTCAAAGTATCAAAAATCAACAGAGTAAGGCCGTTCAGGATGCCCTAGAAGCCTCTCAAAAAGAAAGGGTGTATGATTTATCCTCTATTCAACAAATCGCGAGAGGGTTATGTGACAAAGAGTTTGGAGATGGTCAATTTGAGGCCCTCAACCGCATCGTCATCAAAGAAAGTGGATGGAATCCACGGGCCAAGGAACCCAGAACGGGAGCTTATGGTCTTGGGCAAGCCTTACCGGCTTCAAAGATGGCACCGTTTGGCGCTGATTACCTCACCAACCCAGAAACTCAGCTAAAATGGCTGATGGCGTATATTAAAGGAAGATACGGAACTCCTAACGGAGCACTAGAGTTCCACAAAATAAATAATTGGTATTAGAAAGTAGGAGGGGGCCTCGTGGCCCCCTTTTTGGGCGTTCAGACAAGTTGCATGCACATCTTGTGAATGATCTGGTCTGCCTCAACGCAAGCGTCGAAGTAGGTTTCAGCCACAAGTGCGATGACTTGATCAGTGTCGTTGGTCTCGTCAACGACGTGGAGGTTGAATGCTCCATCATCGTCAATGTACAGATTGCTCTCCATGGTTACTTCTTCCTTTTGCGAGGGATGCGGGCCATGGCCTTGGACTTCCACCACTTCGTTTTGGCGAAGGGTGGAGTTTTCGGATTAGTGCAAACTTTCACCGTGCGACTCCATCCTACTATTATTTTGAGCTTTTATTTATTTAAATACAATACTGACTTAGTTATCAGCCCACGCAATTTGTGAAGTCGATGTGTTCGTCACTGTGCCAAATCTATTTCCTGATATTTGCATATAGGTACCAGCTACCGACAAGGTACCACCCCAAGCGGCGTTATTACCATAACCAGCATTTGCAACGATTATACTATAGGTTCCACCAGCAACAGCCAAACCTCCGAACTGAATATTATTCGCAACAATACAGTTTCGTAAATATCCCAAAGTCATTGAATAACTAGAGCTTCCTTGTCCCCTATTCCCGACAATTGTTGATTGTTCACAAGTTGCAGCAGCTCCAAGATCAATCCCCTGCATAAAGTTATTGTTCGAGATATTGAGGTTGTAAGTGCTATTGTTGTTTGTGTAGATGTCGTTTAAGTGATTTGCAATAATGCCAATGGCTCTTACTGACAATAAGTAAAGTGTCCCAATAGAATTTCCTGTGACCAGCACATTATTCATTCCACGAAGTGCGATACCGAAATCAACAGGTATGGAGCCAGACTTTCTGATTAGATTATTTGAAACTATCGCCGAATATTCAGTCGATAGCGAACCACCTGCACAATACAGATATATCGCATTTAGTGTTGACCAGGCATAAGTTCCAGCACAAAATAGGTTATTCCCTGTAATCTTTACGCCATTCATCTTAGCCAATGAAGAAGCGAGGTGGATAAGGTTATGTGCCGTATTCATTGAAGATACACGAATTTCGTTATTCTCAATATTTAAGCCTGTAATATCAGCACTTGCATCATTAACATAGACAAATCCCATACTTGCAAGACCTGTCCAAACATTGTTTGCGACCCTAGAGACCCTATTGTTGTAGTTAGGCACAATCAATGCTTGCAAATCAGCACCACCATTTATTCTATTATATGAGAAGTCAAAGTAATCAGCCGTTTTAGCATACACAATAACACCAGTTGTTGCAGTAGATACGCCAGCAAGATCAAAGTAGCAGTTTCTTATTGAGGAATATGCTCCTGTAATATGTATCAAGCCAACATCGTTACTTGCAAGGTTGGTTGTTGAATTGATGTCTATCGTAACATTAGTCAAATTAAATCTAGCACCAGACACAACCATGCGTTTTGCATCAGTTAAAACAATTACTGAAGCCCCAGCCTGGCCCATAATATTAAGATCGGCCGTCGAGATTGTGGCTGTATCTGGCCATGTCAAAGTGCCTAATACAAATAGGTTTTTGAATCCTGCTGTTATAGCATCAATTGGTGAAGTGTAATCTGCACCAGTATCACCAATCGTTTTGAAAGCGAGTGTCTGCTTACCAGCGATAGCCGCAGCCTGAGCAGTTGAAACTGGCTTGTTAGCGTCTGAGGTATTGTCTACATTCCCAAGACCAACAGCGGTTTTGTCGAGTGTCTGGAATGTTTTATCACCTCGGTAATACTGTGATGTTGTACCAGCTGTGATTGTGTTTTCTTTCGCCGTTAAATCAGATGGTGTTGCAAAACTAGATGCACTATACCCAGAATCGGCTACAGTTTTACCTGTAGATGATCCAAACGAGGCGAAGTTCCCAGAAACAGCTGAGGCAGGGCCAATGACGGCTCCGTCTAAATTAGCCTGAGTGATTACCCAATATGTCCCTACTGTGGCTTGGTTTCCTGAAACTGTACTGTCTGTGGTACACATGATAACATCACCAGCCTCTACAACCGCACCAGAAGAACCACCTATCTTGCCTGAGTTAGTTATTTTATAGGTGTGACCAGCATCAGCGGCAGGGTAATTTGGATTAGCAGAAGCGTCTATTCCACCCTTAAACACCATTGCGTCATTAGCTGCTAAAAGGTTCGATACTTGCCCCCAGTTTGGAGCGTCCCCAGAGGAAAGGGCATCAGAAACATTGGTAATCTTGTTACTATTCATTGAAACGTCAGCAGCAGGAGCAGCCATTTGATCAAGCCTATTTGCCCTAACCCTTGAGTTGGTCAAATAAAGATTTCCAGAGCCTTCTGTCAAATCGTCAGTGGTAGCAGAGCCAGAAACTGTGCCTGTGGTAGCCTTCAACACTCCACTTAAAGTACCGATTTTAGCTGATCCAGTTTCAATGGAACCAGATTTTTCCTTACCAGTTATATTTGAGTTGCCAGTTTGAGCGGTTCCAGGGGTAGACGCTTGCAGGGCGACTTGTGGGTTATTGGTGACCTGATCTAATTCTAGGCTACTTCTAGCACCAGATGCGTTTGTCGCCCCTGTTCCTCCTTTGTTAAGAGGAACTGTTGGCATATTAGTAGTACTGAGTTCTAGCTCAATAACCTTGTCAGTAGAGTTTTTTGTAATGCCGATGGAACCTGTAGGGGATATTAGGTTATCAACTTTTAGTACTGTTCCTACCTTTGTTTCAATAAAGCTAACACCTGTGGTGGCATCAGTTCCAAGAGTATTATTTTCACCAGCACCAGCAGAAGGCGAAATGAACTTTTGCTTATGGTCAGCAGGGTCAACTCCCCAAACATAACCATCTACGCCATCATCGAATATCTCACTCTGATCAGTCCAAGTTGAAACACCAGTAGCGGTTCCTTTTAGTATTTTCTTAGTACCAGGGGTACTCGAACCAGAGCCAACCTTAGTTTGCACGGCAATAATTTCAGCTTCTTGCTTACCCTCAACCTCTGTGTGTTTGGGGGAAGATGTTCCAAGTTTAGAACTTGCAAGTGCAGGTACATCTGTACCTGTGTGAATAGCTGTAGGGTAATCTGCTGTAGGGTTTGCCATATAATTTAATTAAGCTAGTGGTGAGTCCCAAGTCATTGTTGCACTATCCCATTCATCAGTGAGCGAATCCCAAAGTGAATCGAACGAAACCTGTGCAATAGTGATCCAGTTTCCCAAGAAAAAGATTTTTAATGCTTGTTGATCTGTGTTGAAAAATAAATCAAGTACACTTTCAGTAGTGCCGTCAACTACACCTGCGTTTATTGTACTACTTTCTCCACCTCCACCGCCAGTGTTGTCGATCCATTCTGTGTCGTAATTCGAGTTAGTCTTTTTCGACAGGATCTGTCCTGTTGTGCCCCCTGTTGGAACGCCTGCTCCAGTATCCCCCTTCGGTCCTGTGGCACCAGTTGCTCCCTGAGGCCCTGTCGGACCAGTTGCGCCCGTATCTCCTTTGGCACCCGTTGCTCCGGTGGGCCCAGTGGGACCAGCAGGTCCAGTCTCTCCTTGGGGACCTTGAGGTCCGACGGCTCCCGTTGCGCCCGTTGCCCCTGTGTCCCCTTTAGGACCCGTGTTGCCCTGTAACCCCTGAGGGCCAGTCGGTCCGGTTGCTCCTGTCGCGCCCGTATCTCCTTTGGCTCCCTGGGGGCCCTGAGCTCCAGTCTCTCCTTTTGGGCCAGTATCACCAGTATTGCCCTTGTCGCCTTTTATTCCTTGAATGCCTTGTGGTCCTTGAGGCCCCGTAGCTCCTTGGGGTCCCGTGGTTCCCTGGGGACCGGTTGGACCCGTGGAACCCGTATCTCCTTTTGGGCCTTGTGGACCCATTCCTCCACCGTCAATAGTAAATGCTGATGGTTGTTCATTTTCAATCTTAAAAGTATCACCATCAGATTTGGTGATTGAGAATTCTACTACCTCATCTGGCGTAAAAACGAACTCAGAAGGAGTCGCCTCTTCAACGATAAATTCAGATACATTTTCAGGCAGCACAGAAAACTCAGAAACGTCTGCTTGCGATACGTCAAAGCTAGATACTTCTTCTGATGTTAGTACTGCATCGCTCATTAAGGGACCTTAACGCGAATATCAGAATACACTATTACGCTTATGTAGTTGTTGTCCCCAGGGAAGCTTTTAGGTTCTTTACCTGGACTTATGTACTGGAACTCTCCTACATATTCCATCTTAGTGACATCTGCGTCAAACACAATATCACTGGTATCGGATGCTGTGAATGGAAGGTTGTATGTGGCAGATAATGGGTCAACCACTAAATCAACGTTTGTGTCGTCGAATAGTTTTTCTATGACTGCCTTAGCGTCAGTAGCGTCGTTATCTGCGGCCGGCTTAGCAGTAAAACCAAGTGTAGACCCAACGACATATTGAGCTATAGGAAGGGTAAATTTGTGTGTTACCCCATCTCCTCGCTTGAATTTCATTATTGCTTTAGCCATGATGTTCTAATTATGTCTTTTATAGGTTAATTACTAACCCTTTTAGCCACAGTTACAACACCTGATCCAGAAAGGCCAAGATAGACACCGTTAAGCCAGTCTAAGCCTATATGAGGGGCTAAGAAGCCTCCCACTAGCGCAGATGTCATAATTGTCGCAGTTATACGATAGTTCTTGTCAAATAACGCCTGAATAGCTTCTACTGCGCCAATAACGGCGGTCACAAGCATCGCGATTGAAGTTGCGTTGTCCATATAATTAACTTAGTTTCTTGTTTACAGTAGATTGTACGGAAGCAGGATCGTATCCAGCCGCTTTTAGACGATTAATTCTGTCGGCTCCATTACCCCATTTTCCTGCAATGACTTCATTAGCTATCTCATCAACAGATTTTCCAGCCTGACTTAGGGTAAGAAATCCACCACGATTATTAATCATGCCAGCATATCCACGCATATTACGAGCTCGGCAAACCCCACCGATTGGGTAGTTTTGACCGAAAACAACTAAGTCCTTAATTGTAGTCCCCTTAGTGACTACAGCCACATCTCCGTATTGGCCAATATCAAAGATTGCGATGTCTCCTTCTTGGGGGACAAAATCAGGGGTATTTGGATGGAAAGTATATCCTGGAGCGGTACGAAAATCAATAGCATTTCTACCAGTTATAATTGGCTTTCCAAGCATTCTTAGCCAGTAATTAACTAAATCAACACACTGATAAAGTGGACCTCCGTCTACTTCAATGTGTTTCCCGTTTGTCTGGTCTATGAGTGGTTGAGTATTAAGCATATTCCTCCTCAGTGGATTGATTTTCTAGTGTTCCAATTTGCAAATAAGCTGTTTTCTCTTCTTCTGTCAGAGTGTTCCATTCTTCTTCGGAAAGACCGTACTCTTCCCATATTGGGTTTGTAGCCATAATATATGTTATGCTGATAGCTTTTTAGGTTTTGGTGCTGATGTCGATTTGTTGTGTTGCTTCAAATCTCTTCTAACGGCTTCTACACTTGCGTCCACGAATCTGGTGTGCTTATCAAGGATTAAAGTGTTCTTGTTAAGGGTCTCAGAAGATCTGTTTAGATTTTCCAAGATCTTATTCAGGGTTATATCGATCTTCTCAAGTGGGATGTTTTTCAGGGTCTCAACTTGACCTTGGAGCATCGCTATATCGCTACTCATGGAAAGGATCTTTTGATCATAGCCATTCTTTAAATTGGCCAATCTCTCGTCCGCATCCCTAAGCCTTAAATCTCGCTCTCTAATAGCTGCCTCATACCCAGAAATTGTTTCTTGAGTAAAGTTGTTTCTTCCCTTGAAGAAGTTTCCGATAACCCATCCTATACCTACTGACAGTAGGCCTACGGATGACATGATTTCTACTACTGATAAAGAGCTGTTCATTTTCTCTACTTTTTAGGTTTAATAGCTAATAATTTAGAAATAGCGGAAGGGATCATTTTAGAATCCTTGGTCATATCCATCTTAGACTTTTCCATAGACGCTTTGGGGGATGCTTTTTTGAGTAGTTTTGAGGGGATCATGGTCTTAGATTATAGATAGCTACAAACAGCCTTAATGACGGTTGGACCTCCATCAGATCCATAAAACCTAATAGAATCAACCCCAGCGGCGTTATTCTTTGTTATTAAGTAAAAGGATGTTTTAGAGTTAAGGACAATAGCTCTAATGCTACAGAAAACAGGAGTCATCATCGCCATAGCAGTTGTTCCAGTGGCAGAAGCATAATTTCTGAACGTGAGATCATCTATTGTGGCGGAACTGGCAGATTTTGATAATGATACAAAATGAGAGCCAATACCACTAGTATCATTATCAGCATATATCTCTACTCTATATGATATATCCCAAATCCCTATTGGGATTGATACGCTAAGTGAACCTACATTATACCACACATCTTGAGTTGGACTAGATTGAGACCTCATAATCTGGTCAGACAAATAGATTGACCATTTATTAGGACTTAAAGGGAACCTATAAGGCGACTTTCTGGTAGAGTAGCTAATCGAGCTAATAGACGAGTTGGAGATAGCGTGATCAGTCCCGCAATATACTGATAAAGAGGTGTCTGTAACAGCGGTAACAATACCATATTTAACCACAGGAATATCTGAGCTTGATTGGGATGAGTTGGCTGCATATTTAAGACTAATAGTCCTTTCATCTAAGGCATACCCATTGATCAGGAAAATATCATCCATTGCCCCATTAAAGAATAGTGAATCACTTCCTGCATCATTCCTACAACCAATACGAACATAGTTGGTAGCAGCATAAACAGGGGCAAATGAATATCCAGAACCGTCAAGTTTTCCATCTACATATAGTTGGACAAAATTGTCCTTAAACGTGGCCACAACATAATGATAGCTACCGTCTATTAAGGACGTGGCCCCTATTGTAGCTGTATAATCAGCACCTAGAGTCCCCGTACCATTATTGTTTCCTATTTGCAAATTAAGAAATCCATTACTATCTACACTTAAGAATAAACCTGCTACCTTAGTATTTTTGCTCCAACTTTGGAAAATGGCCTTATTGGCTGTAGATGTCTTTATCCAAGCTCCAATAGTGAATGGACCTGTAGGTTTCAAATTTGCAGCATCAGCAATAACAATCTTAGATGTGGAGCCATTAAATCCAGCACCTTGAACAAACTTTCCATTGCCAGCGGAGTAGGTGATTGCTGTATCGGTTCCGTTATTACTACCCTTAGTGTCAGTGGAGTTGCCGTCTAGGTTCCAATAGGAAGTTAGGGCCTCCAATTGTGTCAACTTGACCTTCATGCCTTCTGAGTACTTGGCTAATGAGCCTGTAGGAGTAGTAACTGTGAAAGTTGGAGAGTCAGCTGAAGCGTATGACCATGACTCGGATACTGGATTCCATCCGTCAGAATTGTTGACAGTATTTACTAGCAAATTAGCCCATTCGGTATTGGGCTTAATAATTACCACCTGAGCAGTTGTGTTGCCGGTATCAGTGCTTCCAGCACAGAATCCTTCAATAACTAAAGTAGACCCATCAACATGGCCATAGAAATTGGTGACAGTAGTGGGATCGATAAAGCCATCGATGTTAGGAGTTCCAGAAGTAGCGATGAACTTAGACGGGACATTAACAACCGTGTCTACGTTGATAACCGTAGAGCCTATTAGACGCGTACCAGTGATGTGCATTAGCGATGCGTCGCCATTACCATCACTTACTTGTAGATATGTTTGATCGAGTGCCATAGTAGTTTTTGTTATACAATGTTATTATATACCTTATTAATTGCTTGTGTATAGTACCTTCCGCACTTTTTGGGATCTACCCACGAAAAGTCCTCCCCAAATGGAGTATAATCGATGTATTTCCCCTTATAAAACAAGCCATCAGACTCTGGACCCGTAACTCCAGCGTTATGAAGGATGCTGTGCTTTTCCCATTCTTCAATTAGGTCTGTTGGCCGGCAGAAAGAAAGCTCTGGGGCAACTTTTATGTCCCAACCGAACTTAGCAAAGTTGTATAGCTGAGCCCACATTTCAGCTGTCCACTTCTGGATATTGCTATCTAGTGGCTCTAAAAAGTCATATAATATCTGGCTATCCTGCCAAATATGATACCACAGATCGGCCGTTGGGTTGGAGTATATCCACTGAGCTCCGATACCAGGAGTTTCCACAATCTTATCCACAGAAATGTTTAATATCTCTGAAAACTTATCCACAATGTACCCACCCATAGTGCATGACAATAAATACTCTGAGTCAATATAGAAACCACAATCTGAGCCTATGCACTCCTTGCCTTTTAGCGTGGGGTACTTATCAAATGGTAGTTTTCTAAATATTATGTCTGAATCAGTTTGGAAATAAGTTTCATTCTCTCTGCTCGGATCTTCTTTTAAATATTTATATACCAAGAAAGGCCGGATAGTTGGAATATAATTTCTCATATTCCTAGAATCTTCATAAACACAGATCTCAAGGTTGGGGTATCTTCCCTCAAAATGCGACACAACCGAATCGTCCTCCCTCTTAAAAAGTAGTACTATTGGAGTGTTTTTATCTAAGGAGCGCAAATTAGTTAGGAAAACATCAAGCTCCCATTGCATCCTAAGATTGGCTGGTTGTGCTAGTAAATGTTTCATTAAATACATAATATACCAAAAAAGCCCCCGTGAGGAGGCTTTCTTTTTTACTATTACTTCGATTAGGAAGCGGTAGTAGTGGTTGTGGTTGAAGCAGCAGTTTCAAGGGTGGCAACGTTGTTGACTTTCTTTGAAAGAACGAAAGTATCGGAACGGTCACGCATTTGAATCTCTACACCTGAGAATCCTGGAACTTGTTCGATGATCAAAAGACCACCAGCCTTAGGATCCATCTTAGGAGTAACGTTTACGATAGCGCGCTTATCAGCGATGATAGCTGATACACCAGCGTAAAAGTAGGAATCAGGAACTTCAACGATATTTACACCAGAACTCTTACCAAGGTATCCGTTGCTACCAGCGGTATAACCTAGTTCAGAACCAGTGTAATTAATAGCATCCATGATTGTGGAGGCTAGGGTGTAAGTAACCCAAGCTACCATTGATCCGATAGTGCCACCATTTGTGCGAACCTTGTTGATGGCAGTTTTTAGACCTTGGTCATGGCGAGAAGTATTTACAGCTACGACGTTGCCAGAAGGACGGGCAGCGAAGATTTTAGCCAAAGAGTAAGCGTCGTGAGCAGGTACGAATACTTGATCAGCTTGCTGAAGGGCAACAGTTTTAGCAAAACGGGAAATTGGCATGTCTTGAATTTGAGTATTCTGGATGCGCAATAACATCGATTTGTTATAAGCAAGAGTCAATACTTGCTCAGAAGGAGCTACTAGAGCAGCTGAACCAAAAGGAGCAGATGCAGAAGTTTCATCGTAAGTGGCTAAAGAACCATTGGAAACCGAAAGAACGCGAACGCTATTTAGGCCTTCAAAAGAGTAGCCATTATCACCAAGATATGGTGCAACCACTGAAGAAATGCTCAATGGGACATCCATAATGCTTGAGGTTTTTGTACCATAAGCCATGATGTTTTTTGATTAGATAGATAATATATCTATATAGTATAACAATGTTATACGACGTGTCAACAATTTTAAAATGTGATACTATTAAGGCATAAAAGTAAGACACATATGGAAATACCTCTCCATTACAAAGCTAGAGATTATCAGTCTGAAGCTCTATCCGCCCTAGAGTCTGGAGTGTCTATTGCGGTACTCTGTTGGGCAAGAAGAGCTGGAAAGGACATGACATCCTTCGCTTACGCCGTTAAAGAGATGGTTAAACAACCGATGAATGTGGTGCTAGTATTTCCTGAAAAAGAGCAGGGTAAAAGATCATTCTGGGAAAACATCGAAAATGATGGGTGGAAAACCATCGACCACATCCCCAAAAGTTTGATCGCTCGCCAAGATAACACTAACATGCAGATCGTTCTTAAGAATGGATCTACCTTCCAAATACTCGGCACAAAAGACCCAGATGCTCTGCGTGGAGCTAATGGTAAAATCTATATCCTATCTGAAATGGTAGACATTCCTGCCACCGTTATTGACGTTATCCGGCCTATTGTTGCAGTAAATGGTGGACAAATAATAATTATCAGCACGCCAAAGATTGATGGAATATCTGGAGCGACCTTCAAGATGTACTTCGATAGAGCCATGCAAAACTGGACCAAGGGGGCAAAAACACAATATGCTAGCATAATTACCGCTAAGAAATATCTATCCGATGAGATACTGGAAGAGCTGAGACAGGAGTGTATTGCCAGGTATGGTAACGACTTCTTCTGGAGGCAGGAGTACATGTGCGATTGGGGACAGGTTTCTTCGGCTAGTTATTTCGGATCGGCAATATCTATGGTCTCAAAAAAGGGTCATATTGGAGAGTTCCCCTACAATCCTGCGTATCCAGTTTACACCTCATGGGACCTGGGAATGAGCGACATGATGGCTGTAACATTCTTTCAGTACATAAAAAAAGTCCCTTACATAATTGATTATTTCGAAATAAACAATGCTGGATATACGGCAATAGTCTCTTACATAACTCAAAAACCATATGTTTATGCCGGACACTTCCTACCACATGATGCCTCAGTCCGTGATTCGGATGCAATACAGCGCCAACAGAAACTTAGAGATTTAGGCCTATTAAACGTATTCCTATTGAAGAGAGAATCCAAGAGCACAGGCATCAATAGGGCGATTGAATGGATAGCAAAGACGATATTTAACAAGGCCACAACTGAGGTTTTGCGCCAAAAACTACTACTCTATAAAAAGAAGTTTAATGAGCATACCGGCGATTACGAGGGACCAGAGCATAAAACAGAGTCCCATGCCGCCGACTCTACGAGGGGAATATTTAAGGCTATTGAAGAATTTTTCAATAAAGAAACAGGAGAGTTTTATTACTCTCCTGCTACTGAAGCCAAAACTTATGAATCGGAGCTGGTTGCTACTCCTGCTCAGTATTGCTTTGACTAGCTTCTTCTAATCCGCGCTTGAATCCCTCGTTACGCGCATCGGAGATATTTTTAGCTGGATCAAATTCTGACACTTCTTGATTTTCGATAGCTGCCTCAATAGCAGTTTCTGGAGCTTTAGGAGCTTTAGGAGCTTTAGCCATAATAACTATATTTAAACTTATAAATTAGCGTTTGCTTTTTTGCGTCTAGTAATAGCGCTTTTAATTAAGCCTAGGCTACCATTAAACTTCTCAACGTCGATTCCCAGTTCTAGGGCTTCAGAAATAGCATCAGACAGGGCATCTTCTTTGACAGACTCATCCTTACCCTCTAATTTGCGGATTTCAGCCCTATACTCATCTTCATAGTCGCCTTCTATGGCTACTGGAGCATTTTCTACAGCCGTCTGATCAGAAATGTATCTCAGGACATCCGTCTCACTCACCTCGTCAAAAGGCTTTCGATAACGGTTGGCAATCTCTTGAATACGCTCTGGATTATTCACAATACGCTTCATTTCTACTACAACCTCTGGAGCTAGTCTCCAGCCAAAATCTTGGCCCACAAGCGCGTTTGGACCCTTGTCAGACGAATTATACATAGCGGCGATCATCGGCTCTGTATCTGCAATTCTCACTTCTTTACTTCTGATGTTAAAATATTTTAATGCCATATGGATGTTATTTACCGAAATAATCTTTTGAAACTTCAGCCCACTCTTTCTCATCATCTGAGAGGTTGTCTATTTTGCCATTACTAAAGATGTCGGACCTAGATCTTCTGTCCTGTGATCTTTGAGCCTTGGCGGCTGCGTCCTTAGCAGCAGCAGCTTCCTGCTGAGCTTTAGCGACATTTACATATGGTAAAACAGCTGTTTTAGTGAACTCGTAAAGAGATACTGGAGCTTCTACTACCATCTTACCGCTAGGAGACAGCTTAAGGGTTTTTTGGTATTGAGCCCACACAGCTGGGAAAACATCTGGGTTGGCTTTTAATATCTCTCCGAACTCTCTTTGCAATCTATCTGAGTCATCCTTGAGAGCAATATTGATAGATGTTATATGATCTGCTTGCTTTTCAGCTTCAGAAATAATCCTATTAAGATTTTCTTTAGCCTGAATAAGATAAACTGTGGCAGCTTCTTCCGTGAAGGCTACTCCAGTCCTCGGGTCAACCAACTTCATTACATCCTCTACACCCCTAATTGGATCGCCATCAGCGTCCTTAAGCTCCGTTGGGAGGTCCTTAAAGAGCTCTTGAGCCACATCTCTCTTCATGGCCTCAAACTCCTCAGCTATTTCTCTCTGAGTAGCTCTAGCCTCAGCGATAGCTGGGTTAGTAGTAGGCTCTTCTGGAGCGTCCTCTTCCTTTTCTGCTGGTGGCTCCTCCTTAGGTGGTTCAGCAGGAACATCCTTCTTTTCCTCGACGGGTGGATCTACCTCGTCTTTAGCGCTATCATCCTTCTTTGAAAGGTCTGGGTACGCCTCCTTAGTTACCTCATCCCACTCCTTACTTTCAGCATCCTGACCGTCCACAGGAACCTGGGGTTCCGTAGGAGCAATTTCAGGAGCCGGTATATTGTCTTGCAATTCTGGCATGATTACTCTTTAGAATTTTTAGAATCAACTTTGTTAATAGCTCCATCTATAGCAGCCTTAAGATCAATGAGATATCTGAATGCAAGCTGTCTAGCCTCAATGTCAATCATTAATTTCCTAGCCACAATTTCAGGGTCCTCTTCAGAGAGAACATCAAAAGCATTAAAGCTATGCTCCAGGTCATATATGGCATTATCGAGCTTCTTCTGAACGTTCTTTAACGTCCTATAATCATTCTCGTCGGCCGAATACTCCCTCTTCTTCTCTATAAATCCTGGCTGAATATCAGCCCTGTATGACAATGTGTCCATAAATGTAATTACTTTTTATCATTATTATACACGCAGGACAAAATGTCAAATTTTATTGTGGTGGCATCACCTGCTCAGGAGCAACTGAACCGCTAGGTACAGTATTGGTGGGTAGGCCCATAGGAGCAATATTCCCAACTTCTGGGGCGCTATCATGTAACATCATCTCTGTTATCTGGCGTATTGGCTCCATAACTGCTGGCCCAAGTGCTTGAGCATTTTGAGTAAGAACAACCAACATGTCTTGGAGATCTGCCCGTCTCTTGTCTTGCATTTCATCAGGAGAGATAGATACATCAACATTGATTTCCCAAGTCTTAATACCCTCATAGAATGACTCCCATTCCATAATAAACACATTGTCTTGTCCAACTAGGTGTGGTTGTCCCAATCTGTCGCAAGCATCGTTAATAGCTTCTCTGGTTTCATCATCTACTACCAACTCATCAGTTCCGGTTTGCTCTGATAAAAGAGTGTCCAGAGCCACTAATCCGTATTGTCGTAAGAAATTCTCTAAAATATTGGCGATTTGATTTGATTGAATACCTAAGAAAGCTTGGCCGGCAGCTACGCCTGGGGCTGTTTTACCGAATCCACCATCAGAAAGATCCTGGCCTACCGAAGCACTCTGACCACCCATAATGGTTTGAATTTGTTTGGCGAAATAGTTTGCCATATTCACAAACTGCTCAAGAGAACCGTTGTCCATGGTCTTTAAAGAAATGTCAGCGTTAGTGTCGGTGGTCTCCCATAATGTGCCGCGCTTAAGTGGTGTTGGACTTGTGAATACACCCTTCTTAAATACAGGTGGATTACTATTCAACAGAAGCATAGCGGCTGTATTCCCATAATAGATATTCATAAAGTTTTGGTTTGGGGAAGCCAAACGAACGCGACTAATACCAAAAGGAGTTAGTGCGGCAGGGTCTATTACCAAGTACTGGACCTTTGGATATCCCCATTTAGATCTATTGTCCATAACCCTGAGTGGAGCCTCTGAAAGCTGAGGACAGAAGGTAACGGTCTTAGCACCTCTTCCTGTCTCATATCTGGTAACTATTTCATAGGCGTGGCCAAGGCTCTGTGAGCCGGCTGGTATTCTTTTTGGATCTGATTGGTACCTAGAGTAATCTCTAGTAGTTGGCTCTACCTCAATAAGCCTTTCAAGAGCTGGAATGTTCCAAGGAGTGTTGGGATTATTTTTCTCAGAGTCAATTATTCTTCGTATTCTGGATTTGGTTAAATGGGCCATCACAAAGTGATATGAGCTCTCATTAGAGTCGGATATGCCAGGCTCAAGACCAACATCAGCAAAGTGCATTAATTTCATTGTGGTCCCAAAGTCATCATACATTGTGCCAGTGGCGACCATGAAAGGAGCGTACCCGTGAGTCAGCGCCTGTTCAGCTCCCATCTGGATAGTGGAAAGCAAGCCCTTACCAAAAGTATTTTCATTAAAGGCGGTTTTCTTCAGTAAGAATGTGCATATTAAAGCGGCTACAGAAGCCTTACTTCCATTAACGGTGGTACTAAGAACTGGAAGTTGTTTAATAGCTTGACGTGGGATAGAACGAACCAAACCAGCCAAGGTGGTATCCCCAACGAAAGGAGCATTGTCTTGCTTATTAATTGGCACACCATCAACCAAATTATCCAAATCCTTAAAGTCTCTTGAGAATTGTTCTGTGTAATAAATAGATGCCTTAAACTCATCTAGCAGGTTAGGCATATTGACATCCATATCACTTAAGGCTGAAGGAGCCAGGATCTCCTCAGATGTTGGTTCTGGTTGTGGGTGTTTGTTTTGTTCCATATATGTTTACTGAAGGTCTGGTCTAACTCCTAGGGCAACGCCCTCAAAGCTAACTGATTTCAACTTATAATTATTATAACCCGAATCCGTGGTAATAAACCACTGCAACTCATTGGTGATGTCATCAATCCTGACTGGAATCCTCACACTAACAGGATTAACACTTATGGAAGAAGTGTCTATCACTGGGAAACTTCCCCATCCAGGGATCTGCAAAAAGTTGGCATAGGTCCATTGAGTATCCCCCCAACCGCCTGAAATAGATGGAGTGGCAACTGGTCCAGAATATAGCTTACTCTTAGTCTTTAAGACCTTAGACTGATTCTTGTAATTTACCCCAACTGTAACATTACCAATAACATTTATCAGGTAAAATACTGCCTGCACAGCGGCTTGCCAAGTATTGTGGGCATCTCCACCACCAGATATTAACGCACCAACCGCTCTGGTAGAAAACGGAGATAGTTCTCCATTTACGAAATCCGCTGTTGTTAATAGGTCTTGTAACCTATAAGTCTGCCTACCAACACAGATATAAACAAAAGCCTCAGATGTTGGAGGGCTAACCGTTCCTATCCAGTTCGCGGCAATATCAAGAGTATACCAAGCACCCTTGCCTTCTACGCCGGCGTTCTTGGTGTCGAATACTAATATTTGCTGTGGAGTATCAAACCCATAAGATGGGATCAGCCACATGAACTTCTGGCTCCAAGCGGTTCCAATAACCTTGTCCATGGCCGAAACCTTTATGCTCTCTATGTAGGACTCTATTTGAGTTGAGATATTAGTTAAAGAAAGAACATTTATTTTAGAAGCCTCAGTGTCAAGACTTACAAACCCATCCGTAGATAGGAAGTTCATAGCGCCGTTATAATTGACCGCTGAATTAGGCGCGGCCACACCGGCAGCCCCATAATGTTGTTCAGTTATGCCCCAGACGCTAAAGCTTGCTCCACCGTAAGTGACGGTACTTTGTGCTAGGATGGCCTGTTTAGACAACCCCTCAGTGTTTGAGTAAAGAATAGTTAGTGCGGCAGTTCCGGTTCCTGTCCTGAATCCCACAATAGAAGATGGATAGAAGTTACTTCCCTTCTCTGGCTCAGCAGTATATCCACCATTAGAAATAGAGAAGTCTAAAGCGTATATTCCGCCTCCACCTATCCAAATAGCATATGGGTTGTCCTGATCTGCAAACAGAATTGGGTTGCCCTCAAAAGCAATGCCCTGCTCGACGCGAGGGCCATCCGTGCTATTAGCCAGTGGTGGGATAGAGCTTAAATTGATAGCAAGAGTTCCGTCATCAATAAACGTATCCTTGCTTATGTCCAGTTTTGGCATAAGCAAAAGCATGTTGGAGGCCTGAATAGAACCTCCAGAAGCTGATATAGCTATATAAACATTCCAATAAGTAGCACCTGTTGGAGCTGTTTCACCCCTAGTTAGAGTAAGAACTCCAGGAGTAGATAGTGTTGGCCACATCTCCCTAGACTGACCTATAGCCTGAGTCTTTATAGGAGACAGCTCAGTCTCTCCGGCTGGACCAGAGTAAGAGTAGGCGTAATAAATATTGTAAGATGTGCCAGTTATGCTGGAATTAACAGAGGTTGAAGGAGTAGCTACGGGGTTGGCAACGGCGGTATATTTTACAATTGGGAACCCTGCGGTGGCCAAATCTACATAAGCCAGCTTGTCACCATTCTTACCATTAAGAATAAGAAGTTTATCCAAGACGCGTAAAAACTTAGTCATTCCACCGTTATTTGTAGTGAATGAGTTAGACCCTGAACAATCACTCCATGAGGCATCTGTAGCTTCGCAAAACTTTATTTTTCCATCATCTGCCGTAAAGTAATACAAAGTTCCACCCCAAGTTACTGGCATCTTTTGATAGGATACTCCAACCGTATCTGGAAGGAATTTAGAAAGCCTACGACGTGGAGTGATGTGGCCCTGTCTATCTATCTCTACATCCTTTGCGTCAGTTAAAGCTCCCTTAGGGGCAATCTCTGCTCCGCCCAAAAACCATCCCTCACCAAACTTATCTATATCTATAGAGTCAATCTTTTTTGGAGGTACTTTGACTGGTTTGTTGATCATTTAGAATCCGATTCCCTTAATAAAACTGAAATCATCTCTATCTAAAGTGTCGGCCGTTGAAGTGTCATTATTCATAAGTATTGCAGAAGTCAATAGATCGTTATACTTTTGAACGAAACTTGGGCTCAATCCACCCTGAACAATATCTGGTAAAGAGGCATTTTTAGCAACTCCAAGGACCAATAGCTGTCTTGGTTTAATCGTAGTCAATACATCGCTATTAGCTCCAGTATCGGAAATTCTAGGAATGGATATAGTAACGTCGCCGTTAATGGTCCCCCCATTTTCAAGAGCAGTGAATGGATGATTAAAATAAAGAGTTCCACCGATATGGGTGACATACTTATTGACAACTCCAGGATCTAATTGGTTGGGCTTCACCATCATCCAACTAGATACTACCTCTCCTCCAACGGTTATTGTTACAGGTCTCTTAGGGGTAGCAATTACTGAAAATATTGTATCATCAATACTTATTGAACTCGCTCCAGTAACTGATTTTCCTAACTCAAATGAGTTAGACCTCATAAAGTCCCAATCGACTGGCTGTCCAAAAGCATCTACCACAGTCTCTAGCTCATCTAAGTAGTTATTGAACCAGTCTATTACCTGAGCTATATAATTTTGCCCATCAGCGCCATCAATATCATCAAAATGGCGATTCTTTATCGCTAGATAAACGCTTTGCGCAAATGCTGTGAGAGTTTTTGAGTAGGCCATATATTTAGATTATATCATTAAAATCCTAAACTCCAGAGCGAACGGACATTGTGGCCTTTTTCACCAACTCGCCTGGCTTTATTGGAGTTATTGTTGGCATGTTAGGAGCACTTATTGAGCGCCCAGAAATCTTCTGAAGGCTGGCTGGAGCAATACTAGACATACTGCCGATCTTATTGCCGGTGATGGTGCTAGATGGCTTCCCTGTGCCACTCTTGGCTTTAGCTGGCTTTTTAGCATAATAGAATGGTTCGGCCTGATCGTTAGTGTTTCGACTAACCCCAGCGTCTGTGAGAGCCTTATCCAAGGCATAAAGAGCCTCATACGCCGACTTATTGTAAGTATCGGTTTCTGGATCTCCTAAATCTCTCCACTCAGAAAGACTGGTCTTTTGGTACTGTTGAATAAGAGAATATGGGATATTCTGATCCTTATAAACTTCACCCCTCTTAATCTGAGTGTCGTAATCCCCAATTTCCTTCTTTGTGCTGGTAGGATCAGCTGCCACTAAAGCGCGCTTAATCTTAAGGACGGCCAAATTACCATCATAATCTTCGTCCTCTAGGAATCTAGTATCTCCGGTTGCGGTGACCCCTTTTGAGACTCCACTGGTCAAGGTCTCCATATCCTTATCACTTAAAGTCGTTCCCTTCTTTGCAGCGTCATATATTTTTTGAGTCTTAGGATCTAAGATTCCACGAACTCTATCGGAGTCAAACGCTCCAGATTCCTTAAATGCGGTCCAGTTCTTATCTGCATTTGCAGCTGCGTTGGAAGCCTCCTGTAATTGAGACTCATTAGAGTGACTACCCATATTAACTCTATCTACAAAATCCTGAGAAGATACCCCCTCTTTTCTTGGTAGAGTCTGCGAAAGGAATGGTATTCTGTTTTTAAGACCAGCAAGCGCCGAAGCTGGGTAATCCGTAGCATTTCCAGAGGCAGAATCAGGATCTGCGACCTTAGTATCAGCGGCCTCATGCGTAGGGTTAAGAGAAGTCTCGTTAAGCCCTGAATTAATATCTCCAGTTACAGCTGGAATAAACTGTCCGGCTATGCCAGCCGTGGCGGTTGAAGCCGCCTGTATTGGGTTGTCCCCAACTTCTGACATACTCTTCATTAACCAGCCATTTTGGCCAGTGACGTTTTCAACATTTAAGGACTTGAAGGCGTTACTTATACCATCAACAACCGCGCTTGCAGGATCTCCATCACCATTCATTGCATCATAGGCGATACTCCCCAAAACAATATTGGGAGAGAAGGCTCCAGCCATGCTGATTGGGATATATCTATCTCCGATATGGAAGTAAAGACCTTCATATGAATTTCCATTAGCGTCTTTATCAGTTATGATACCTTCTTTTGAAAGAATATACCCAGCGGCGTATGCCTCACCAACACCGGTGATAGCCTTAGAAAACTGCTGTACGGCGTATTGAGGGTCCCTAGAAATGTTCGCGGCGAACTTAATAGTGTTAGCAATAACGTTTCTATCTGTAATTGAGTTCCAAATATTCCCACCCAACCACGTTGGGAATGGATCTAGTGCGTTAGCTACAAACTTACCAACTCCAGGAATCTTGCTAAGCGCTGTATTAACACCTTTAAGAGCTTCTGTTATTGGGTTCTTATTTACGTTATTAATAATATCCTGGACTTCTTGAGCTTTCTGAGCAATATTAGCAGGTGGATTATAAGATCCTGCCTTAATGTATTTTTTCAATTCTTGGCCAGTAAGACCTTTTTGTTGGCCCTCTTGACGTAATAATCTGGAGGCCTCACCAGACTTCATGCCCTCGACAGCATCGTTAGCAAAGTTAGTCTTGGCCTTAGTAAGTTTGGTCAAGAATCCTTTAGTAGAGCCAGTTAAATCGGTTCTA